CAAGCCAACAGAAAGTCAATTAGAATGCCTTAAAATGCTTGAGGATGGAAACTGGAGCGCTCACTGGTGTAGTTCTTTTGACAAAGCCAAAGAGGTTATAGATAATTATTTTGATAAAAGAATTGATTTAAATGTATAGCGATTACAAAAAAGTTTTTTATAATGAGTTAAGCCAAAAGGCGTGGCGCACTAATACGACAGCTGTAGAGCAGAATGTAAGTTACGAGTATGTCGGCACTATGACTCTGGCAGAGTATGAGCTTTTAATCGAAACTTTATTTGAACTCTACGAGGAAAATAATATTTCTTTAGATGCTTTTGCTAGGATATTCGGAGACATTCGAACATTTTGCGACCATATAAAAAAATTAGTAGACAACACTTAATTAAAATGAAACCAAACTATTACGCTATCTTACCAGCAGAGGTAAGGTACTCGGACACTTTGACGCCTAATGCGAAAATATTATATGCTGAAATTAGCGCCTTAACTAATAAAAGCGGCAAATGTTTTGCGCAAAATTTATATTTCGCTGAGCTTTATAATGTATCAAAAGGAACTATTTCCAGATGGATTTCTGAGCTAGAAAAAAATGGCTTTATAAAAACTAAGCTTATAAGAAATAAAAATAAACAAGTAGAGAAGCGTTTCATTTTTGTGCATACCTATACTCAAAATAAAGTATACCCTATACTCAAAAATGATAAGGATAATATATATACTAATAATAATAATATAAATAATAATAGTAACAACGCTTTCAGCGAACAAATTTTAAAGTCTTATAATCATATTGTAGAATTATTTCCAGAGAGAAACAGACCTAAAAACGAAAAACAAAAAAAAGACTGGCTGGATATTATTAGACTTTGCGATACTGTAGACAATATAAATCCAAGACAGCTTTATTATTTACTTGCTAAAGTTCGCAAAGACGAATTCTGGAATAAAAATTTTTTCTCAATTACAACTCTTAGGCTTTCTAAAAATGGCGTTAGAAAATTAGATAGGTTTTTAAATAATTTCGCAGACAAAGATTTCAAACAAATTACAAAATGATAAAACACGAAAAAAGAATAAAGCAAGTTTTAGACTTTAGAGGCGTAGGTAATTCAAAAATTCACCCTACAGATATAGACGCTGTTTTAGAATTTGACAATAAATTTTTAATCCTATTTGAAATAAAATTAAAAGGCGTTTCTAATTCTATAGGTCAAGAGCTTGTATTAAAAAGGCTCGCCGATTGTTGGGAAAAAACCAACGGTAACGCTTTTGTTTTATACTGCGAGCATGAAACAGACCCTCAAGAGATTGTTTCTATGGAAAATACAACTGTTCATAGAATATATTCTGGAGGCGTAAATTATAAAAGAAATCAAAACCTAAAAGAATGTTTACATAAATTAGCCGACCATTATAAAATAACCAAACTAAAAAAATCTTTATGATAACAGAATTTCTAGCGTTAGGAATAGAGCTTAAATCTAACGCTAACAACCAAAAAACAAAATGCCCAAAATGCTCACATACTAGAAGAAATAAAAAAGACCTTTGCCTTAGTGTAAATATCCAAGAGGGTCTTTATAACTGCCATAACTGCGGCTGGGGTGGGAATGTAAAATTCAAACCAAAAAAAGAATATGTTAAGCCAGTTGTAGTAAAATCTAAATTAGGAGACCGTACTTTAAGCTGGTTTCAGAAAAGAGGTATTTCTGAGGCGACCGTAGTTAATTGGAAAATAACTGAAAGCCAAGAATATTTCCCTCAGATTTCAAAAAACAGAAAGGCAATTAATTTTAATTATTATAGAGATAATGATTTAATAAATGTAAAATATAGAGATGCAGAAAAAAACTTTAAAATGGTTTCTGGAGCTGAGCTTGTATTTTATGGTTTAGATAATATTAAAAATTCAGATAGGGCTTATATAGTTGAGGGCGAAATGGACGCTTTAAGTTTATTTGAGGCTGGTCTTTATTCAGTTGTTTCTGTTCCTAATGGAGCTTCTAAAGGGAACCAAAGGCTAGATTATTTAGATAACTGTTTTAATTACTTTGAAGATAAAAAAGAAATTATTTTATGTACAGACAATGATGACGCTGGTTTAAATCTTCGAAACGAATTAGCTAGAAGAATTGGAAAGTACCGCTGTAAGTATGTAGATTTTAACGAATACAAAGACGCTAACGAGGTTTTAATTGCTAAAGGTGCTGAGACACTACGCAATATTTTAAACGGCGCTAAAACGTTTCCTTTGGATGGAGTGATTAACATAAGTGATATTTGGGACAATGTTTTATTATATAATGAAAAAGGCGTTAAAAATTATTCAATCGGACTAAGCGACTCAGACTCATTTTTTAATGTTTCTTTTGGCGAGTGGTCGGTAGTTACTGGAATACCAAACGCTGGTAAATCGGACGTATTTGACCAGATTGCTACTAATTTAGCTTTAAAATATAATTTTAGGACTGCTTTCTTTGCTCCAGAATCCTTTCCTTATGAGGGACATATTAAAAGGATAGCAAATAAACTAAATAAAAAAAATTGTTCTAACGAGGATTTAAATAATACTAAAAATTTTATAGAAGATAATTTTTATTTTATAAAGATTGACCTAGAAAACTTAACTCTTAAGTCTATACTAGATAAATTTAAAGAGCTTGTATTTCAAAAGGGAGTAAATATTTTAGTAATTGACCCTTGGAATATGTTAGACCATTCAGCACAAAGAGACCACAGTTACATAGGTGCTATGCTTTCACAAATTACCCAATTTGTACAGCAAACAAATACGCATTTATTTTTAATAGCTCACCCTAGAAAAATGGAAGTCAATGGCGAGGCTTATAAAGTGCCAACTCCATACGATATATCTGGCTCTAGTGACTTCTTTAATAAGGCTTATAACTGCTTAACGGTTTATAGAAAATTAGGCGAGATAACAAAGTTTGGAACTGACGCTGTAGAAATCCATGTACAAAAAGTTAAGCGTAAAGAAAACGGACAGCAAGGCTCTTTTATGGTAGCTCCAGACTTTAAGAATGGCGGACACTACTGCTCTATAGACAAAGAAAAACAAAGACTCACCAGTATTAACGATAAACTACCTTTTTAATGACAGACCAACATTATGACGCCTTTAAATGGGCAACGGAAAACGAGATAAGAATTTACCCTAAAATAAAAGATAAGGGATTTGTTCTTATTTTAGAGAGAGATGGTAAAACAGAAACCTCTGGAAAAATTTACCCTAAAAAAGAATACCAGAATATTATCTGGGAATTTTACCTAAATTTGTACAATAAAGCCAAAGATGACTGAAATCCAAATTTACCCTTTAATGGGCGTTTGTATTGGAGTTGAATACTTAGACTCATTTGAATTAGATACTATGAAGTCAATAGATGTTTACCTATTTGTCGTTGGCATATCTTTTAGATGGAACTAATGGCATATAATATTAAAGACTTAGAAAAAAAAGCTCTGGCTGCAATTAATAAAAATAAATTAATGTTTATGGAGCATATTGTGGCATTTTTACCTTGTTCTAAAACTACTTTTTATGATTTAAAAATGCACGAATCGAACGCTATAAAAAAGGCAGTAGAAGAAATGAGAATAGGAAAAAAAACTAAGATGTTATCCAACTGGATAAATTCAGAAACTCCCAGCCTACAGATTGCAGCTATGAAAATGATAAGCGAAGAACACGAGGCTCATAGGCTAAACGGAACTCGTCAAGAGGTCAAACATGAAGGCGGAATTAAATCTACTCTAATAGAATGGGCGCCAGCCAAAAAGTAGAGCAGCTCTGTAATAGACAATTCTACGACCTTATTAATTCAGATGCTAGGTACTTTGTAAGTCAAGGCGGAACTCGTAGCGGTAAGACCTACGCTATTTGTCAATGGCTTATATATCTACTTACAACTAGAGAAGACCCAATAGTTATTGATATTATAAGGAAAACTTTACCAGCTTTAAAAGCTTCTATAATGAGAGACTTTTTTAGTATTGCTGAATCTACTGGCGTTTACTTTGATGGGATACATAATAAAGCAGAAAATACATTTCAATATGGTAAGCATTTAGTTAGATTCTTATCTATTGACCAGCCGCAGAAAATCAGAGGCTCTAAGCGCCATATAGCAGTATTAAACGAGGGTAACGAGCTAGACAAAGAAGACCTAGTACAAGTTGCCTTTAGATGTAGCGAAAAGATTATAATAGATTTTAATCCGTCCGACCCTATACATTGGATTTATGAAGATATAATTCCTAGAGATGACTGCGAAACTTTTATAACAACCTACAAAGACAATAAATTTTTAGCGCCAGAAATTGTAAAAGAGATTGAGAGAATGAGAGAAAAAGACCCAGACTATTGGCGAGTCTATGGAGAGGGTCAGAGAGCGGTTTATTCAGCTAGACAAATATTTAGTAACTGGTCTTTCATTCCTTATAATGAGTTCCCAGAGTTTGACTTAGAAAGCGAGGCGGTAATAGGCTTAGATTTCGGATTTAGCTCAGACCCAGCGGCGGCTTGTTTAGTTTTTAAAAAAGGCTCTAGTCTTTACGTTCATGAAATACTATATAAAACTGGCATGACTAATCAAGACCTAGCAAACTTTTTTAAAGACAATGGCTACGATAGGACGCTAACGTTTTACGATAGTGCTGAGCCTAAGAGTGGTGAAGAGCTAAGACGGATGGGTATATTTGCAAAGGCGGCTATAAAAGGACAAGGCTCAATTAATGCTGGTATTTCCTTACTTAAAGAATTTGATGTATTTATTTCTCAAGAATCCAAGAATTTTTCTAAAGAATATGCTGGGTATTATTGGGAGCAACTCAAGGACGGAACTATTATAAATAAACCCAAAGACCGCCTAAATCATTTGATGGATAGCCTAAGATATTGTACTTATTCTCAATACTCAAAGCGTTCCGATTTTTTTGTTATATAATTAGTAAATTTGTAAAAATTAATTTTAATGGCTTCAATATTAGATAGGTTTAAGAACCTAATAAATAAAAACGGTCAACAGACCAACCCAGCTTTTAATAGAGCTATGTACAATTTTTTAGGGGAGACTCTTATAACTTCAGAAGATAACGACGACAGCTATATTAATAAAGGCTACAGATTTAATTCTACTGTTTACTCAATAATTAACTTAATTACAAAAGCAGCCTCTACTGTTCCCTTTCAAGTTTATGAGGTGCAAAATACTAACGAGCTAAAAAGATATAAGGCACTAACCTCTGGAGACTTTGCTAACTTGACAAACCCAAGGGCGCAAATAAGTTTAAAAAATGCTCTTGTAGAATTAGAAGACACAGAAATACACGAACTTTTAGACAGACCTAACCCAGCACAAAGCTATTCTAGCTTTATAACTGAATTAATAGCATACGGAAAATTAACTGGTAACCGTTATATCTATGGTATAGCACCAGAAAACGGTAGCAATGCTGGTAAATATGGCGAGCTTTATGTTTTACCTAGTCAAACTATCGAGATTCATTCTGGTGGATTAATGAAACCAGTTGACTATTTTACAATGGAATATAATGGCACTTATAAAATGGACGCTTTAGACGTTTGCCATATAAAAGACTTTAACCCTTTAGCTGACGGAACTGGTGCAAACCTTTACGGTATGTCACCCTTAAAGGCTGGGCTAAGGTCTATGGATGCTAATAATGAAGCGCTTACTACTGGAGTCAAGTATTTACAAAACCAAACCGCTAGAGGTGTTTTGATGAGTGAAGAGGGAGACTTAAACGAAACTCAAGCCAGACAACTTAAAGAGAAATTTAGAAATCAATACCAAGGCTCCAATAATGCTGGAGACGTAATTATAACGCCTAAGAAATTAAGCTGGGTCAACTTTGGCTTAAATGCTTCTGATTTATCTTTAATAGAGCAATATAACACAACTATAAAAGACCTTTGTAATATTTATAACGTTCCAGCTGTACTTCTTAATAATGTAGAATCGGCAACGTATAACAATATAAAAGAGGCTCGTAAAATGTTATATACTAATACGGTTATACCAGAGCTTCTAAAAATTAGAGACGAGCTTAATAGGTGGCTAGCTCCTAAGTTTGGAGAAAAATTATTTATAGATTTTGATACGTCTGTAATTCCAGAGCTACAAGAAGAGAGCGAAAAAATAGTTGACCAGATGTCTAAAAGTTGGTGGCTAACTCCTAATGAGAAGCGAATGGCTATGAGTTTTGGTAAGGATGAGGAAAACTCAGAAATGGACGACTATTATGTACCAGCTAATTTACTGCCTATTGGTAATTCAGATATGCCAGACATGACTCCAGACCCAGTAAAAGAAGATTCTACAGAAAAGAGATTAGTCTCTGGAATGAATGACGTTTACACTACTATAGCAGAAGCTAGAGCTAGAGCTAGTGAAATGGGAGGGGAAGGTTATCACCAGCATATTTTTGACGGATTTACAGTATATATGCCTTTTGAAACGCATGAGGAATATGAAGCTGCTAAAGATAACAAGCTAGACGAATACTATGGAGAAATGGATGCTGACGCTTTTAACTATGATTTTGAAATAGACTCTAGCTATTATGATACTGAGTCAGAATATGATAACGACGACGATACAGACTCAGAAAATTTAGAAATAATAACAAAGGCGCCACAGATTTCCGACACAATGGAGAGAGCTTTAAAAAACAAAGTGGAAGACCATAACGAAAAATATGGAGACGACCCAGCTAAACGAGCAACTTATTCAATGCTTGCTAGGTCATTCGTTAGAGGAGTTGGAGCATTTAGAACTAACCCTAGCTCGGTTAGACCTAACGTTAGCAATGAGCAGCAATGGGCTTTAGGTAGAGTAAACGGTTTATTATATGCTTTAAGAACTGGTAAATTTAAGAGAAAGCCATACGATACTGATTTACTTCCAGAGGCGCACAGCCTAAGTTCTAAAAAAAATAAAGCCGAAACCTTTGACGGTTATCCTCAAGGCGCTACCAATAACGCTAAGCGAATGCTAGAATGGCGTGAGAAATATGGGCGTAGCGTAGTTCAAGGCGGAACTAGTGTGGGATGGCAAAGAGCAAACCAGTTAGCAAAAAGAGAGGCTTTGAGTTTATCTACTGTAAAAAGAATAAATAGCTTTTTAGCACGCCATAAAGAAAATGCTAAGATAGACCCTAAATTTAAAGATGAGCCTTGGAGAGATAAGGGTTACGTAGCTTACAACCTTTGGGGAGGTGCCTCTATGGTGTCTTGGGCTAAACGCATTTCAGAAAATGCTTAAGCTATGGCTGACG